GAGATCCAATCCCTTGAAATTAGGATTGGTAGGGTTGCCCGCCAGCGTGCGGAACTCTATGTCTGGCGATGCATCTTTGATGTCTTCGTAAGATATCCTTCCCTTAAGCGCAGACCAAAGACTCCCCTTACCTTTTTCAAGCGCCTCCCTGCGGCCAAGCAACTCCTTCTCATACTCAAATACCGGGGCAATCTCTTCAGGTAACGGCGCAGGACCAGTCTCTGGCGGTGGCTCTACAAACTCAGGTGGGCCAGGCTCTGGCGTTACAGGCGGCGCCGGCAATGCAGGCATCGATGTAACAGGCGGTACCGTGACTTCGGGAGAAGTTGTTGCTAGTGCTGGAGTTACAGAAGGTGCTTGAGAAATTACTTGAGGCACTGATGGCGGTGCAGTGACAGCCTGTACAGGGGGAACTGTAGTAGGTGGGGCAGGTTGTGTTACCGGTGGTGCTGCCTGTTGTACTGGAGGCGCCGCTTGAACTGATGTGACAGGTGGTGCTACTGGCGGTGCAGCAGGCTGTGTAACCGCGGGCAAGGAAGCTTGCGGTGCAGCAGTAACAGGCTGAACCGGCGGAACAGCTTGCGGCATCTCCATGGCAGGAGTAACCGGCGGCACCGTTACCTGTGGCTGCGCTTGCGGGACTTCCTGCGCTACAGGTTGCTGCACTGCACCAACTTGCTGCGGTGCAACAGGCTCAACAGCAGGGGGTGTAGGTGAAATAACTCCGCCACGTGGCGGTGTTTCCGGTGGTGTCTGGACCGGCCGTGTGCGATCGCCTACCGCTCCAAGCAATCCAGGGCCTGCACCAGCCGCTGCTCCGGCCGCAAATGAGTTAAGGTATTTGTTTATATTCTCAGGAGAGAAGACCTGATAGTTTTCATCAATAATCTTGACGGCTGTGCTATTGATAATGTCTTGTGCAGCCTCGGTCAATCCTTCCTGTGCAGCAATACCAGAAGCTTTGGCGCCGATACGCAGTGCTTCCTTGGTAAAGCCACCACGCTCAAGGGCTTTCTCTACCAGTTTGGTGCGGCCATACAGACCAAGATCGCCAAGGATCTTTCCAGGTATATAACTCTCGATGAATGAGTTAGCTAACCCCGTGGCCAACGCAAGGCCAGGCTCTAGCTGTTTTGTTTCTTCAAAGATATTGCGGAATGATTCTGGTGCTGTCTGTAGATACGATGAACTCATCATCGCCAATCCGGCGCGGCCAGCAAGTGCATCCTGTGCAGCCTTCTCACCTATGCGCTCAGCAACCTCTCTGGTAACGCCGCTGCGTAAGGCTGTCTCTGCCGCTTCCTGTGCAATCTTCCTTGCAGCACCCCGCCCGGTGGCGGCCGCAATACCGCCAGGCAGCAGGGCAGAAGCAATACTAGGCAAGCCTTGGCCAGCCTGCTCAACCGCAAAACCAAGGTATTGGCCGGGACCTTCTAGCTTGGTTACATCCCTGTATTGGGTAGGAAGCTCCTGCTCAATAGCTGCATAACGCTGGGCGCCTTTGCCTAAGAACTCCAGTGCCTTCTCTTCTGCGCCACCAAAGCCTAGCTTTGCAAGGCCGGCCAATCCTAGAGCAGGCAAATCATATGCTGTGCCTACAAGCATTTGCTTGGCGCCTCTGGCTACAGCATTACTGAATACTTCTCCAATCCCTTGAGGTCCTTTGGGCTGGACCCCTGACATAGCAACCAAACCGCGAATTAGCTCGTCTTGCTCTTCCTGTGTTGTGCCTTCAGGAACGCGAAACCTACCAAGACTTGGGATATTTATGATAGGCATCGCGCCCCCTATTTACCGCTTTGTTTTTTAACGTATTCCCTAAGCGCTTCCATCATTTGCGGCGTTAGCGTTGTTACACCTTGGTCAGCACCAACCGTGGGATAAAGACGCCTTTCGTATTTACTAATAATTTGTTCTTTCTCGCTTTCAAATTTAGCCATCTCTTTTGGATCGTTCCGCCAGCTTGTACCGCGCTTCCCAAATCCAAGAGCCGAATGGAACCGGCTAGATTCTTCATCGTAGCGTTTCTCAAGATCTCGCAACTCTGGCTGTGCAGCCTCTACGGCATCTTTGCGAATGCGTGCAGCATCTCCAAACTTTGGCATGCCGGTAGCAGCGCCAGCGCCAGAACCTGGAACTCTCTTTGGCGTTGTTAGATCCTGCATGGCACCCATAACACCGAGCTTTCCAAGCTTAGCTTTGTTCTGCGCCTCTACTTGAGCAGCCTGAATTTGCGCGGCTTCATCTGCGTACTTACGTGCAGATTCATAATCCTTCCGCTTGATCGCATCTTTGTACTGCTCATTGGCAAGACGTGCTTTCAGTGCAAGTGTCTTAGCCTCTTTGTTTGCAGCTTCAACCGATTGCTTTGTGCCTTCGTATCCTTCAAGCATGCCTGCAAGACCAGCGCCAAAGTCGCGGCCTGTATACCCAAGGCCAGCAATACCAGCCTTCATGAATGCACGACGCTTAGCTTCTTCGGGGGATACTTGCTGACCAACCTCTGCGGCTAGCTGCTCGGCCAAGGGACTGACTGTGTCAGGGAATTTTTTTTGTAAATACTTTTCCTCTTCCTCTGCCTGCTTGCGCCTTTCCTCCATGGACATGACAGGAACTTGGGCGGGCATATAAGCAGAAGCAAGTTTTTCTAATCCCTTGAGATCCACTGGGGCAGGTGCAGCAGGTTGTTGTTGTGCCTGCTGAAGTTTTGCTAATTGAGCGATGAGCGAATTGAGGTCAGCGCTTTGCTCAGCGGGTTTAGGCTGCTCTTTTGCAGGAGCGGGTTTAGGCTGCTCAGGGGCAACCTCTTTTCTAAGACTTGCAGCTTCTGTTGCAAGGATAGCGCTAGCCTGTCCGGGAAGGTTAGGGTTCTTTAACTGCTGTTCTACTTGGGCAAGTCGTTCTGCCGCCTTGCGCTTGCGATCTTCATCAGTTTCTTTCGGGTATATACCTGACCTTGGGTCCGCTAGCAAGCCGCCAAACTGAAACGCAACTGGACCGCCCTGCGCCATACCAGGAACAAGCGCCCCGAGACCTTGTTGTGGTTGCTGCATCTCAGGTTGAGCCATAGGTTGTGCCATGGGCTGCATAGGCTGACCCATGGGTTGCGGCGGTGCAAGCAACTGCTGTTGTAGCTGATCAATGATGGGGCCAGAAGGCTTTTGCTGCTTAGCTTCAAAGTCCTTGCGGATACGCAAACGCCGATCCATCTCGGCGGCTGCAACAAGCGCTAGCTTAGGATCGTTACGGTAGTTAGGAAGCTCTTCATCAGGAAAGTTCTTGAAGATATCCATCGCCTCAAACAAGTTAATGTCTGGGGCTAGGCCCGGTTGAGCCATGGTTGTAGTCATCGCATTCCTCCGTACAGCAATCCAGCAAGACCAAGCGTTTGAACAAATGGGTTGGCCGGCGCATTGTAGTAAGACGCCGTGGGCGACTGCTGCTGGCCAAAGATAATTGACTTATAAGCCTCTGCCTGCGTCTGTGGATAAAGACGCTGCTTCTCAAACTCCTGATACATCAGATCAAGATCGCGCTGGCGTCTTGCCTCATCTGCTAATCCAAGCTGCTGCAAGGTCTGCGCCTTCTGCTGTTGAGACGCAAGATCTTGCTGGTAAAGCTGGCCTGCCTTGTCAAACGCCGCGGCAGATCCCTGCATCTGAATATTGCCAAGTTGCGTACCTAAATTACGCATGGCCTCTGATTCCATGATTGCCTGGCGAGAACCGCCAAACGCACCACGTGATGCGGCCTGACTACGCAAGTTAGTAAGACCCGTCTGATAGTCGCGCACTGCTGCCTGCTTGGCCACATCCGTTACCGCTTGCTGGTAAGGATTCATGTAGGCCTGCATGACACCAACGTTCTGGCCACCTACATTGATGTTGCCAAGAATGCCGGGCGCCATGGCGGTTTGCTGTGCAGCTTCAACGCCTTGCTGGTACAAGCCGGATGTCTCCGCTGTCCTTGGCGCTGTGTATGGCGTATAGGGTGTATAGGCAATCTGCTGACCCATGCGATACAGGTCAGAGATATACGGAAGTTGATACTCTGGTGCGCTTTGCGTAACAGTTGTTGAAGGTCCGCCCAGGCTCATTTGACCACCTCTTCAGTTAAGACTACGCCCCGCTCACGCATGTTAAATACACGCCGCCAACCGGGTCGTCCTTGGATCGTAATTGCATCACATCCAGCCTTCTTTGCATACCAGCGTATAGCAGGTGCAAAGGCAAGCTTGAGTTCCTCTAAGCTACCGCCAGCAAGCCAGCAGTTGTAAATCTTTTTCTGCGGGTAGACCCGAATCTCTGCAATAACCGCTGCCTCTAAACCCGGGAGGAAGATGGCCTCCCTCCTTAGTACAGCAGCTTTTACATCATCTAACGAAAACAAGTTCCCTGCATGATCAAGCGCGGCCTGTAGCCACTGGCTACACCTACTCCACTCTTGATCAAAGGGTGTCATGCAGGCATCACCTTACTTGGTTTAACCGCCGGCGGCTGCTTCTCCGTTCCATGCCTGGCTTTGCGTACACGCTCCATCATTTCGTACAACGCTTCTGCCCCAGCATCGGATGAACCATTACCAAGATCTGATACCACATCAGCAGGTATCACAAACTCATTGCGTGCCAGACGCGCAGGCTGATGCTCACCAGTAGATCCGCCATCAATAAATGCATGGATGTCATCAGACATACCGTCGCCTGCACCACGTAAATACCTTCCCTCCGCAACATCACCGCCCTCAGCATAACCAACCAAGATATCGTCTATAGAGCCGCCGCCTGCCAAGCCGCCGCCGGAAGTGTCCGTTCCTCCGGTAGTTGTATTACCCGTTGTTGCGCCAGAGTCAAAAGCAATACCAGGCTGCGTACCTAATGACTGATATAAACGCTCAAGTCCCTGTGAATAACCTTGTTGACCTGCTGCGATTTCTTGCTGTGTAGGGCCGTATCGTTTAGCAGCTTCCGTAGGATTGAACTGGAAAGGATTGGGATTGAAGAACAATGGCAACCCAACCATGGGCTGGTAGATGTTTTGCCCAGAAGCAGACTTCTGTGCAGCCGGCTGCGGGGGAAGCATGGGCGCAGTAAGAGCACGGTTATATACCGGGGCTTCTTTGTAGACGGGCATCTTCACTGCCGGCGGTTTGTTTCTTAGCGCAGAAACAAGTGATGCTATTCCGAAACCAAGTGTTGCTAGCGCCTTATCGCCACCAGTAGCATTCCCTGACAAGAATCTGGTGAGGATATTATCGCCACCAAATATGGATGACCAGTTAGTACCACCACCTGACGTGGTTCCTATATCCAAGCCACCGTAATCCGTGCTACCAGTACCGTACGGATCGCTTGTGTTTTCTAGGTCGTAGTCGCTGTAGATATCATCCGCCATGATTTACTCCGGTACTGATGAAACAAATGTTGCCGTCAATATCACTGACGGAATGGCCGGCCTGGTTGGACTAGACGGCGCTGAATAATATTCAATATAAGCAGCCGTATTACTTGAACGCCAATACAGCTCTACATAATCTTCTGCTTGAAATGACTCAACAAAATTCAAGCTGCCTATAACATGATACGGATCTCCAGCGGATTTTCTAGGCGCCAATCCAAATCTACTGTTGGAGTTTGCAATATCGCTACCGTTCTTGCTAAACCAAATATCGATATCTTGCGTGGTGTTGTCATTATTAGATAGCTGCACACTAAATTGAATGTTATACACGCCACCCACAGCAAAGGTTAGTTTGCTGTTATCGACCATTGAAACGCTATTTGAAAGTGTTGTTGAATTGATTGTTATTGGATAAGCCGTTGTTGTAGATGCCACGGTTTGGTCCGTTGTATCGTAAAACGATCCAAACGGTATGTTAAGAAACTGGCCACCCTCTGGACCTAGCAAGTTCTTGGTTATGTTTGATAAGCGATTAAAGTAAAGACGCAGCGCGTTATTCAACTGCTCTTGATATTGAGGACTCCATTGCTGCGGAGCATATGGCAGGTTTGGCGGCTGCGGACTATCTAAATAAATCACGCACCTCTCCCGGTAGCTCTACCGTCCCCACGGATATCGAACCGCGGAGATCCAAGTTGCCATGCACTGCCAAGGTCTGTTGACTCAACCTTAAAGATTAACTGGCGACCACGCACCCTGACATACACCTGCCCAGTAAACTGCTCTATGTTGGTCGTCGTTGTGCGAGCAACCGCCGCCGAGCTTGATCCACCAAGAGACTGCGGACTGTTGTATCCAGATCCTGAGTTCATCATCGGGATAAGCGTCATGGTTACCGCTGGATTTGGATTAGATTGGCTGGTTCCGCTGAACGTAATATCCGGCAGAACGCGCCATACGAAACCAATATTGTGGCCGTCTTGAATATCAAACTCTGCTGATTCTATGTAAGCATTAATTGCTTGCGGCTCTCCAGTAACATTATCGTCGTTGCCATACTCATGATTCACCAAGTTGTTGCTGTAGGTAGCGGCCACTGGATAATCACGCAACCCAGCATCTACCCAAGCGGTCCTGGCCATAGTGCCGTAATACCAAATACGCTCAAGGTAATTGTAGACAACGTACCTATCAATATCGTTGCTGCTAGCCGATGCGTAAAACCACCATATCTCATTGAATCCCTCGTTGGTGCCAGAGAAGTATTGGAGATACTGCGTGGAATTTATATCTTGGTAAACGTATTTACGCAGGTCGCATTGAAGCGTTTGCACCCGTCCGTCATACATATAAAACTTATCAACACCCATCCAGAATGCTATGCCCGTGGCAACCGATACTGCATTAGGGCCAACGATGGAGATGTTATCGCCCAGCAATTGAGCGCCCCATACAAGAGGGGCACCTAGATATTGCAAGGAATAAAGCGCCGTGTCTGTCCATACCAAGATCTCTTGGCGTGTTTGTGCGACAGCAATAATTTTTGACCCATGAGAAAGGCGCAGCGATCCAGCCTGATTAGCGGCAGATGGGAGCCAATCTGTTACAGACTCCTGGTCAGCCCAGCGTATGAGCATAGGATCTTGTGTCGTAGTACCAGTATCATTTGCGCCAAAGCAAAACACAAACCGATAGATATCTGAAACAAAAACTAGGTTTTGAATTACCGGCGTGTCTAATGCGCCTGGCAGCGTTTCAATATTGACGCCACGTGTTGGCAATCCATTGGTTGCATCCCAGTAATAGACGCCCCCGCCACGAGGACCAAATACTAAATCCTCGCCAAAATTCATGGCCGACCAAAGGCGCATCGCATCTGGTACAAAAACACCAACGCCACCCCAAAGGCCAGAACCCCAACCGCCTGCGCCCCAACCAACCTGCGCCACTTGAGAGGCGGGACCGATGGTTATTTGATACTCAGCCCTGACGGCAGACCCGCCGCCGCTGGTTGTTGCATTGGCGGCCGTTGCAGCAGTGATGGTATAGGCGCTTGCATTGGTTACTGTGATCTTGTATTCGTTATTCAGATCCAGTCCGGCAACTGTTGTCGCCCCTGAAAACGTAACGTAATCGCCTGTCTGTCCGCCATGTGTAGCAGCAGTGACGGTAACCGTGGTAGATCCGTTTGTCGTTGCAAAAGGGTTGTTCCCAAGCAATACAGCATCAATGTAATACTCGGCGGTAACCGTTCCCCCGCCGGATGCTGTACTCGATGCCGTTGTAGTGACAGTAATTACATACGTGTTTGCGTCAGTAATGGACGTAATGACATGACGTGTATTTAGTTCAGCCGCCGGAATGCCGCCTACCGTGGTGGCACCGGAAAAATAAACAAGATCGCCTGCCGTTGCACCATGCGCCGTGTCACTCACCGACACAGTTGCATCGCCACTCGTTGTACTAAAAGGATTGGTCAGCGTGGCCGTGTAGTTATATTGCCGCAACGGCGTTATGTCATTGTATGCGCCACCGCTCTCTATATAGTATTTGTCACTGGTTCCAACGCCCATCAGATTATTGGCTGTTAGAGTCACCCAGTTCCATAATGATCGGCATGTTCCAAGGAAAGTATTGACAGAGATACGCGCCCACCCGCCAATCTTCTCAGGCGTGCCCTGACGAAATCTGACCTTATCAGAGACGTACCAACCGTTCTCATTTGTATATCGTGTATTCTCACGGTTTACGCCAGGTCGGTTAAGGATCTTGGATAATGGCACGGCTCACCTCATTAGGGCAGCTTCAGCAGCGCGACGACGGGTAAGCCCAGGTAACACTCGACCAGCGGCTTTATTCCACAACATGCACTGATCGGCTGCACCATCCCAATCCCCCGCATCAATACGCTTTTTGAACGTGGAAACCCGATAGTTTCCTAGGCCACAATTGTAGACCCAGCTAGTCACTGCGGCAATCCGCCTTGGTAATGCCGTTTGTATGGATGGCGACATCTTCACCAAACCTCGGACAAAATACTCCACATGATGATCCAGTGCGTCTTCACACTGCTCCAGTGTCCAGATAGTCCCGGGGTTGATGTCTGGCCCAGTGGCTCCCCAACCGATTGTCCAAGGGTGCCCGCGGGTTCCGGGGTCGGGATAGGATTGAACTCGTCCATCAGGCAAACGCTTTGCCAGCCCTTCAAAGGGCTTGATCAGTACATCTTTGCAAAGCTTCTTTGCCTCATTCACCGGATTTCTCTTTAATCAATCGATTGACATGCTCCCAAAGTGCATGGATCTGCCTGTCATGGTCCTTCTCCAGATAGTCAAGCCGCGTCTTAATGGTCACGGCATAGACGGCCACGCCAACAAGCGCAACCCCCAAAAACCAAACTCTTGCAAGGGAATCGATCAAGGCTTCCATAATTAAGCACTTTTGCTGCGCCGTTCTTGCCAAATATTTTTCATCTGCTGCGATCTGGCAATTCGCTGCAAATCTGTAGCCTTCCAGCCTTTGGTTCCCACATGGCGGCCTTTCTTTGCCATGTCTTCCATAT